TACTGATTTTCTTCTTGTCTTATTCATATGAGAAGTAATATCTAAGGATAATTTAGCTCCTATCTGATTTTCTTTTGAAGTATAATGTCTCTTAGCTTCTACAGATAAAGCTAAATTATCACCCTCTGCCGATAGCTTAGATTGAGCAAGTTGCATCTTATTTTGATCGTCAAAAATATTCCCTTTCCTAATATTAGAATCGCCCTCTCTGCCCATTCTCTCATAATTATAGTCACCCTTTAAATCTGACCTATCTAAATCTTGTATAAAATTAGCTCGACCTTCTCTAAAAGTATTGTCATACCCATGTCTCCAATCTAAAAAATCAGAGGTATCTTGCTGCTGTTTCAATTTTTGAAATAGTTGTTCCCCAGTTTTTCCTAAATTACCTATTGCTTTAGATAAAACATCGCTTTGCTGGGCAGGAGTAACACGAACTTCTGAGCTTATCCCTCTGTCCAGATTGTCCTGTGGTATACGTGGCATTACATTAACCCTCCTGCACTACCTAATATTGAAGAGGTCGCATTAATAATGGCAACGGTATCAATCTGTTCTCTTTGAGATCGTAGATTAGATTCTTGAACTGTAGATTGCTCATTTATAAAAGCTTGCTCATGTTCTTTGTTTAATTCCGCTTTAAGTAAATCCATAAGAGTATCATTAACAACATCTATGGCAGAGCCTTCTAACTTCACTCCTCCAGCTATAAAAGCTTCTTTCTTACCAGACATTGATCGCATAGCTTGTTTTCTTAGTTGCCTTAAATTTATGCTGTGTCTTCTTGCGTATTCTTCTCTTTGAGCTTGACTAGCTACTAGAGCTGCATCTATATTTCGCTTTTGTATTCCTGCCTGCATAAATATAGACATGGCCTGAATACCGCCCATAGCAAATTGAGCTGCCCCTAATGCCTTTGATCTTGAGAAAGTAGCAGATTCGGAGGAAGTTAAATTTAATTTAGGCAATGGTTCAAAACCAAACTGACTAGCCATCGTTACTCACCCCTCTAAAAGACATACCTATAATAACAAAAGGTTCAGGTCTATCATTCTCTATGCATATAAGCTGATCCTTACTAGGAGAAGAGGATACTTTAGTTTCATGTACCCCTGTGAACGGTGTAACACCTGTTAATGTGGTTTGTGCCAAAATTTGTTCCTCTACAAAATTTGAATTTAACTCTTTTATCTTATAGCTAAAGCTGTCAAGAAATCTAGTGGAAACTGTATCGACTCTTTTCATCCCCATTTGTGCGCTACCCCATTGCTGCCCTGCTTCAATAGGCATAGTACATACTCTTGAAGTATAGCAGAACCCCACAGTTAAATTATTTAAAGGGGGAGTAGTAAATTCCTTACTACCATTTAGTGTACCATAACCTACATTACCATCCCCATCTATGTAACAAATCTCATCCCCTGGCTGTCCATAGTCATACGTCCAAGTCGTAAGAGTAGGAACAGATACCTGCGCCTGGCTCAGTCTCAAAAATGATGGTGATACCGTTAAACTTTCGTCGATATCCCAAATGCTATATACAGCTCTGTTGTCATATTTGTAACTTAGAAATATTTTCCCATTGCTAGGATTATATGACATAGCTTGGACAGATTTAGGTATAGATAATGTACTATGAGAAGTTACCTTAGTTTCCTTAGTTATACTTAATACAGTCATAAATGTATCTGTAGCAGTATGCTTCCTTCTCATAAAGACTAGCCCATATTGCTCTTGAAAGATTAGTTGATCTATCTCGGCATCTTTGTATAAATCATCTGATAAAACAGACACCTCTTGAGATACAAATGTACCGTTATCAGTATTGTAGTCAAACATGATAAGTCGTTTTTTATCTAATGTTAGATACAAAACCCCATCATTCACCGGAACGTATAGTTCACTCGATGGTTTAGCATGAAATGGTTTGATCTGAATATTCAATGGTCCGACAATACCATCCCCACCACTAGCAACATAAAGTTTCTCATCTGTCCCAACAATCATAGCCCTATTAGAATCAATGAATTTGATATTTGCTGCTCTCTGAGAAGCTATTGTAAATATATATGGATCTGTATTTAATATTTCCCCGTAGTAAGATGTAGAATCAACAAAAGGAAAAGGTTGCCTAACATTATTAAAATGCCTAGGATCATTAACTAACGACCCATATAGAGTAGCTGGTTTAGTAGGAGTAGATGCTGCTATCAATCTACCATCATCAGAGGATAATATTCTGGGATGACCTTTTACTGAACTCCATGCTTGAAAATAAACTTCAGCATACGTGCCATTATCTAAAGCATCATCCACACCAGTAGTTATTCTAAAGTATGCATCAAGTACAGCTACGCCTCCAACAGCAGATATGACTTTATAATAATTAGCTACTATATCTTTATTAGTACCATTAGGAGTAGAGACACCTACTAAGGCAACTAACTCTCCCACCCCTACATAATCTGACCAATTACCAGCTGAAAGAGTCCCTGTCCTAGACCCAGGAGAACCCACAGGTCCAGATAGCGTAACGCTTAAGTTATTCTCTAATTGCAATGGCCAATTGTAAGGGTTATCACTATTAGAGAAAGTACTATCTATTAGAAATGTAGCTGTGTCCCAAGTGTACCCTCTTATGTATTGAGTACCAGAACTAGTAGCCACCCACACAGTATCTTCGTACTGAGTTAAAGATAATTTCTCTTCCTTATCATTTAAGATAATACCTGTAGGAACAGTCAAAATAGATGTAGTAGATTCAGCAAAATAAATATCAAGTGAAATACTAAAGGGAGCTACTACATCAACAGAGGTGAATCTGAATCTAACAGCAGCACCATCTGAGAACATAAAAGTTTCTGTATATAAAAAAGAGTAGTCAGCAAGTTCTTCTTCTAGTGCTACATCACCTGGAGCCTTTCTAACTCCTCCTGTTTTCATAGAAAACATATCCGTTAGTTCACGACACCCATGCTTATATTCTTCAATATCTATGCGCCCGTCTAATTTACGGGAGAGTTGCCCACTTCTAAAAGAAGTCTGACTCTGGATAAATCTCATGTGTTGTCCTTCTTGCTTTATCAAAGTAATCAAAATTTATGTCTTGAGCTTCGCCTTCCATACTATCTGTACTTCTAGCCTCAGAAACATAATCTTTCGCTAAAGCCAATAGACCTGCCATTAGAGTTGTACTCTGGGTGATTTTATAACACATATCTGCCGCTAATTGAGCAGCAGCAGCTTTCTTAAAAGTAGGGTCATATAAATTTTCTGGGGCAGATTTATCTACATATACCAAGTTTATACTTGGATCAGGAAGAGGAGGAGAAGAGGGTAAATCCATTTTGTTTACTGGCAAGGCATATATAATTCCTCTTTCAACTTTATAGCGAATCTTTGCAAAGTCATCGTCTATTACTTTATATATGCGTACACAATTACTAGGAACAGTAAAAGTATAAGCTTGCCCAAAAATTGTCGACATTCCACTTGAAGTTATCTGATCTCTTTGGATTGCAAAGTTCCAGAGATGTTGTCTTAGAATATAATCTCTAGCAATAAAATACTGTCGATTACAAGTTCTAGCTATATTATTATCATCTGCTAAATCATTTATAGCTTCTGCACCCAAATGGTTTAAAGCATCATTACAAATTTCTACAGCTACAGACATACGTTCTCCTTAACAGAAAGGGAGGCCGAAGCCCCCCTCTTTGTGTACCTTGCATTAGACAGAGGAACAGACAGCCTATGCTTGGAGGTACTTAACTAGAAATTTTCCAGCGGCAATAACTCCCCCTGCAACTGCGTAAAGCTTTGTTGCAGAAGATACCTTATCCCCCAATGCTATCGGGTTTGCATCTTCATCTTCAAGAGTGATAGAACCACCCCCAAGTTCAGAGAACGCTGTAACCCTAGACTCATCAGGAAGTATGCCGATAGCTACTCTATCAGTAGCTACTAGCGCACCAGGAGACTCATCATATAGAGAGAACTCTGATACATCCTGTGTGCCTGCGGAGCCTAATTCCTTAGGCTCGTTTACATAAATTTTTGCGTATTCAACGCCATTAAAATCAGCCATTTTAGCCTCCTATTAAGCTTTCGTGATAAGTTCAACGACTTTTTCTTCTTCCATACGAACACCACCCATAGCCATTTTCATATAAACTTGGTTTAGGTAATCCTTGTCTGGTCTTTCATCAATACGAGCCATGACATCCTCATTAAGAGCCATTTGAATCCCATCTTTAACGAAAGCTAAAAGTCTTTTTGATCCGATAGGAAGTACTCCTGCACCACCTGCCCCAATTGATCCATCAGCAGGATCGTGGGTACTGATAGCAGAAGTAAGCTGTGGCATGAACTCGATTCTATGGAATTGGAATCCCATGAATGTATTGATTTCTCCATTAACCAACGCCTTAATAGCAGCATAATCTGCATTAACTGCTTCATCCTCTCTTAACATATTAATAAGGTCAGAACTTGTACATACAAGATGAATAGTTTCCCCTTCACTCATAATAGACTCGTTCTCCCAAAATTTTTGTCTTACTAGTCTTAAAGACTCTACAGTCAAACTTGAAAAGTTTGACCCGTCTGTTGCTCCGACCTTATTGCTATCCGCAAGATCAACACCAACAGTCCCTTCTTTACCTGCAAAAGAAGTACCTAGCCCAGCTCCTACAATGATCTCATCCATCTTTCTACCGAAAGCGTAACGAGCTGCTAAAGCTACCTCAGATTCAGGGTTATGGATAAGACGTAATTTATCGGCTTGATCTACAGGATGTGCCCATCTGTAGTCACGAAAATTCAATCTACGTCTTGACCACTCTACGTCAACCCATTTTGTATCTGAGTAACGACCAGTCTTTTCGTAAACTTCTGTCTCTCCTATTCTGTCATAAAATTTACCTTCACCAATAAAAGAATCGAACTTTACAAAAGGCTTAAGCCTTGATTCTTTTTGTTGAGAAAGGTGATATACGTTGGAAGCAAACTGCTTCACATATGTAGTTTCATAAGTTGCACCTAGACTCATTTCTAGCTCCTTTTAGTTGTTTAACTCAATTTAAAATTATCGCCTAGATTATCCCAAGGGGGTCTGAACTGATAGGAGACTCCAAATTGGACTCTTGCAAGCTACCCTGTCTCGTACTATCTAAGGTTTATGATAACAAAGTGAGAGAGACTGTCAAGCCCCTCTCTTTAAAAACCTACCGATTGTTTAGAAGATGACTGATATTTATGCATTGTTTGAAAGAGCTTCTGAACTTCTGCCACTTTTCTTTTATGGTCTGGATGACTACTATCCGTATAGGACGCATCTCCATAAGCTTCGTTGATTCTTCTTTCAACCTCGTCTAAAGTCATTCCTGTCTGATTACCCTCACTTGGGTTGATGTTATCTTCCCCCATTGTAGTGCCTGCAATTTTTACTAAGAATTGTAAGAACTTAGGATCTGATCCATATCCAGTCTGCTTAAAATGGTTAAGCATTTCTTCTCCGCCAAATTCTTTTACAACCTCAGCTGCTCTATTAACATTAGATGAATAAGCATCACCCCACTCACCTTTTAACTGAGTCTTTGCTTCGTCTACTCTTTGTTGAATATCTGTCTGAAAATTCTGATCTTGAGATAATTCATACTCATTCAATTCTTTTATTAAAGCTTGAGCCTGCCCTGGGAGAATATTATGCTTATTAGCTAACTCAGCAAATTTACCCATAAAGTTTTCATCAAAGCTTGGTTTCTCCCCAAGCTCAAATTTATAATCTTCAGCCTTTTCTGGTTTACCCATTTTAGTCCAGAATTGATTCCATTCTACTTCACTAGATTTTTCTGTGGGTAAAATGACTTTATCCTTCCCAATAAGCTTTTGAGCATTAACATACGACTTGACTAAATCTCCTACGTTGTTAATAGCTTTTAAGCTAGGATCACTAACTAAATCAGTGTCGATCCCTTCAATACCTTTAATCCACTCAGGAGCATTTTCCATATTAGAATCGCCCCCTTCCCCAGCAGGAGGAGTCCCCCCTTCAGAATTACTAGGGGGAGTAGAATCACCACCTGCATTACTATCGCTTTCTTCAAATAAACTCATCCTGTTCCTCCGTGTTCTTTTCGATGTCTCGAATCATTTTTAAAACATCGTTATCTGTCATATTTACTGTCTTAACTAATCTTAAGATTACTGATCTTTGTCCTTCATAAAAACCCATCTTAATAGGGTCCATATCAAAACTAGAGCGAGAATACCCGCAAACTTCTATTAAATCTTTAAGGACTTTTACACCATCGTCTGTTCTGAACAAACGCCGATAGGACTCTATCATCTGCTTACGCTTCGTAAAAAATTCTTTGAATGTACTCATGCGTTCCTCTGTTCCTTATACTATTGCCCAGGCTGTGCCTTTGCTAATCTTTGCATCGTATCAGCTTCTTGATTCTGTAAAGCAACTTCCTCTTGTTCTTCCATAGCTTGCTGTCTTTCCTGCCTAAGCTTCCCTACTACTTCAGGAGGGCGTAACATTTCTTGTGGCAACCCAAATATCTTAGCATTATGTCTAAGAACTGCATCCCCATCAAAGTTATCCATCACATCGGGACTTGCTTCAATGACAGGGGAGGATGATTGAATAACTCTCATAAGAGTATCAGCTTCGCTTGCTCTCTGTGCTTTCGCTATCTGAGATACATATTCTATTTTTAAATCCCTCCCTTTAAGTTCAGTGGGAATGGGACTGAAGTCATTACCACGAAGCATGATACCAAATAATCTATCTACGATAGGTCTAAGTAATTCGTCATTGAGTCTTCCGAGGATAGGACCCATCAATCTTAAGTTCTCCTCTGTCCTTTGCATAACTTCAGTAGCGGTCATATTCGCTCCCTGAACTAATTGCAGTTGGTCAATGAAGAACGCTTGTCGAATACGTACTCTAGTTCCTTCCATTACTTCTTCTGCTAAATCAGGTCTAGCCCCTGTCTGTAATGGTTCAATTCTATCTTGTGTACCTGAGCGATAATAAATAGATCCGCCAGGTCTTGTGTCTAATGGAAGTGCAAACCCATGGTCTGGTATCATCAAAGGGGGATCTACAATTTTCTGTGCCCCACGAATTTGAACCTTTCTCATAGCATTTAGCATCTTAGTATCAGGTAATGATTTCATCCCTGGACTACGACCATACTTTTCTCCTGCAATCTTAGTCCATCTAGGAACTGCATAAGGCATCTCATGGTAACCAGCTTCTTTTAATATAGCACTAGTTCTTCTAAGAACATGCACCGATCTAAAAGGTAAATTAGTTTTTACTTTAGGAGCCTTACTATCATATTCTTTATTTGGTTCTACTAAATGAACAACTTCCCATTCTTTAGAAGTTAAATGTTGTTGATTTAGAACTTCTTCAGGTAGGTTATCTTTTCCATATTCATCAACTAATTGTTTATAAGTTCTCTTAAAACATCTAGCTACTGTATCAACTCGGCCAAATTGATCCTCATCAATAACAAATGAATAGATTGGATTTGAATCAAAGTATATAGTCTTCTCAGGATGCTCGTCTATAAATAAAACATTAGTACCGATCCCACCTAAGTCTATATATGTTTCGTGAATCTGAGTCTGAAAGTTTGTAGAGTTAAGAACTTCTATCATTCTCATAGTAGAGTCTTGCAACCACAGTCTAATACCATGGTCTTTATCTATTTCTCTATCTCCTGCCGATAAAGAGAACCATACACTCGCAGGATTTGTTAACATCCCATGAAGCGCAGACCCTAATAATTCATTTGCTTGAACAGAAGTAGAATCATAAAGTCTTTGAACCTTTTTCTCTCCTGCCCATTTGACTCCGTATATATCATCTTTACGGGGAACTACATACTCAGCGACATCCTGCCAGTGCGAGTCCCAGTTGTCTCTTTCAGTATATAGACGATCATATTTAGAAACAATATATCTGCCTAATTCATTTTCTTCCATTAGTTACTTCCATCGAAAAGGCTAGGAGTTTGTGCATTAGATGCTAACAAAGATGTTCCCTGAGTACTAGCAGACTTTTGCCCTGGTGCCAGTTCTGATTTGGACGACGCAAGACCGAGATTCCCACCACGACTACGACGAGCAAAGTTTTCTTCTACTAATTTATTACGATTAGCTTGGGCTTGCCTTCGCTCTTGATCCTGAGCAGCTTGAGCTGCAATTTCCGCTCTACGCCTCTTCCTGGCTTGAGAACCACCTATAGTAAGACCGCCTAATAAACCTATGCCAGCTCCTATAATTGCTCCACCTGCCGCACCTGTCTGACCCCCGATCATGGCTCCTGTAGTCGCTCCTGATAGGCCAGTCCCCCAGCCTTCCTCAGAGCCAAAGCCCACTATCGCATCATCAAAAACATTACCTGCCATTAATACTCCAACTCGTTATAGTCTGTGCTATGCTTTATTTTCTTTAAGTCCCTAAAATCTATTCTCTCATTTGGAGCGTCTAAGTCAAGAGCTAAATAACGGAACGCATCGGCGGCATTAGAAGCCCAATTGTGTAACGGCTTATCAACAAATATACTATTCTTACCATCCCACTTCCGCTGATAGTTTCTAAGTGCCTCAATTCCTTGAGCACAATTTGTCTTATGTATATAAATATTCTTCTGTAAAAGCATCCTTACTGCATGGATGCCGTCTGCTATTGTTTGTCTTCTGACGATGTGTGATAAGAGTCCCAACTCTCGAAGGGTTTCTTGTCGAGATTTACCTGTGCCCAATTCTCTAGCGGCACCGTCATGCGGTATGCCATGCCCAACGTGGTCATAGATGTAAGGTTTATCCCGTACAGCTTTAACGTACCACTCGAGTCCGACTCCTGAGTTTTCCAAGTAATCAATAACCCTAATCTCACGTCCCACATATTGAACGAACCAAATAGAAGTAGAGTCAGAAATGCCCAGGTCCCAGTATGTAAGTACAGGAGAGGAAGTGTCGTAATGGAAATCCAGTATACTACCCTTTTTTTCCAGTTCGACAAGGTATTTTCCGTAATAACTTCCCAGTAAAGCTGCCGTGAAACTACATTCATATTCTTGCGCATACTCTTCCTCTGTCATGGTAGCTCTTGCATCATCGAGTTCTTCTTTATCGACTACATTTGTCTCACTAGCTCTATACATTTTAGCAAGCCAGTTTTTACCATCACTCTGTAATTGTATCGCATCTCTATAAATTTTGTGGAAATGATTCTGACCCTTGGGAGTCCCTATGAATATTGCCCCACCCTTACGATCAGATAATGCTGGACGAATAATCTCACCCCATACCATAGGATGGCACTGAGCATACTCATCAAGAACAGCCCAATCAAGATAGATCCCTCTAAGTGAATCAGGATTGTCAGCACCCAAAAGCCATATAGTTACATGGTCATCCCTATCAGGCCTCGGCAACTTAACAGATAAATCAGCTTTGTTGACTACCACACCAGGATAGTGCCGAGTAAAATCTAGTATATATTGCCAGGCAACCCTCTTAGCCTGAGAGTACGTAGGCGCAATATACGCAACTTGCGGATTACGATGGTCACAAATTAACCCCCTATCCGTAAGTTCCATAATACAAAAGACCGTCTTACCAAATCGTCTATGGCAAACAAGAACATTAAATCTTTTTAGACTAGAGTGGAGAACTGTCTGAAATTCCCTGGGCACATACCCAAGATCAACCTCTTGTACAGATTCATCATAGTCTACGTCTTCTGACATTATTTATGCTTTTCCCTAGCTTCTATATTTTTAATGCCTTCTTTTAAAAGCTTCTTTTCCATATCAGCTAAATCTTTCTCTTGATCTCCAAGGTCTTTTTCAAACTTAGATAATTCAAGCATTTTCTTTTTTCTCTCTAATTCCATAGAACGCTTAGCTAATTCTTTTTTCTTAGCTTCAGTTTGTTCCCACCCGATAGTAAGGTCGTCTTTCTTAACCCACATTGTTTTAAGTTTATTCCCGTCCATAGTATCAAGAGCTTTAACTTGCTTAAATCCAGCCTTTCTCTTATCCGCTGCATCCTGCTTTAACTTCTCACGTTGCTTAACTAAATCTCTAAAACCATCTTCAAGAAATCCTGATTCACTCATTTTCTACCTCCGAATAATCCACATCCTCTATGGGTGGGGACTGTCTGTTAATACCAGTATTAATTACAATTGTTGTTGGCTTATCATTTGTGTGACTAACCTCTTGCTTCTTCCCAAATCTATCGGGATCGTTTTTCTCTGCTGCCCATTTATAAGCATCGATAGCTGTCTTACGACTAGCAACTTCTGAAGCTGCCACACCCTCGTCAGGTTTCGATAACTCCTCTGCGAGAGATATAATCTTATCATGGTAATTTTCCGCACGATCCTTTTTAGCAAGATCAACCTGGGCTTTAAAATCAGGATGCATACGCACCCACATATGAATAACTTCTATAGGAGGGAACCTATCATCCCTGCCAAGATCCGACATAGTTCTACCTTTTCGGATGGCTTGGCAAATCGCTACAGCGTAGTCAAAAGAAAAGATGTATCTGTCAAGTGATTTAGCTATGGCCGTAGAAGAAACAACTTCACCAGATGTTAAATCAATGAGGTCATACTCCTGCGTGGAGGGGTTGTATACCGAATGTACATTCGGCAATTTAGTAAGTTCTTCTTTTTTCATACTGTTCCTCAGTTTATCATTGTGGCACCAATGGTGATTCTAGTCAAGATATTGTGTGACGCAGTGCGTCCTATATGGAAAAATGATGCCGGGACAGACAGTCTACCTCTCAGAGAGAATCGCCGTAGCGATTCGGGGTGGTGGGGGGTCTAAATATAGGTAATAGGTATTGCCCTACATTCATAGGGCATTTATACCTTTAGTGTAAAGACTAAGGGGACATCATGTCCCCGAAGTATGTTAGTCTAGGTTATTCTCAGTTATAAACTCTTCAATCAGATCATAGTGCTTAACTATCTGTCTAATCTGTAGAGGCCATAGGGTAGAGGGAAACCTACTCCCAACGAACTTCAATACTACGCCATTGGACTTGGATACCTTAAGGCAATCTACTTCTAGTGCGCCCTTAACAGCCTCCCTCTTCGCCTTGACGGCATCTTTCAGCATGGCATACTCTGCTTTAAGTTGTGCCAATTCTTGTGCTTGTGTTAACTTAGTCATAAAAACTCCAATTGTTATATGGCATAATTGCCATTTCGTTACTCTAGCAAAAGGCACCTAGCATTGCTAGATGCCCTGTAAAATTTACTTCAAAAGTTCTTTAGGCAATTGATATGCCTTGATAACATAAACTGTTATACCTAACTTGCGATGCATTTTTTTCTTTGCTTCTGAGCTAGCGCATTGACTAGACTTAAAACCTGATTTGTTAAAAGCTTGGTTAACAGCTAGTACCCTACCACCGTCCTTGATACAAGCAGGATTACTACTGGCCCACATAGCTCTGACTTCACTAGCTGTTAAATCAGGTAGTGTACCGCTCTTGACGGTCTTAAAGTTCTTAAGACCTACTACCTCTACAGCGTGACTAGTTAACGTCATACCCAGTAATAGCGAAAATAAAATTGTTTTCATGGAAACTCCAATTGTTTTGATTACTTAATTGCAATCTGAAATCAATCTACAGGAAATTTTCGAGCATTGCAAGCATTGCGATAATTGGTGTGTAAATTTTACACAGAGATTTTCGTTAACATGAGATTTATTTTTTCACAATATGTAAATTTTATATGTGTAAATTTTATATGTGTAAATTTTATATGTGTAAATTTTATATGTGTAAATTTTATATGTGTAAATTTTATATGTGTAAATTTTATATGTGTAAATTT